TTAGCAGATGTATTTGCTTTGGCAAGTTTCTGCGCCCAGATCATATCATCTAGTTTTACATCTTCATTGTTTGAGATACATTTACAAATAAATTCCAGTTTGAGTCTGTACTGAGTAGAAAGCATATAGTATTCTCTCTTTGTAATATTTATTCTGTATCTGGTGTATCAGTCTTTTTGTTAAACCCAAATGGGCCCGCTGATTCTTCTTCTAGTGCTAACTTCAATGCAACACCACCGATCGCTTCCATACATTTAAGAATGTCTTCTGTCTTAGCACCTTCGCCAAGTTCTTTGGCAACATACCAATACTTAGGCCAAAATGTTTGACCTGCCAATTCATAATCTTCAAGTGTTAGTAGTTTCATAGTTTTGATAATACTTCTTTGTAAATGTTTTCTGCGATGGCCTTCATCATTAGAGGAGGAACCATTCTACCAACCCTTTCAGATTGTTGTGAATGAGAACCAGTCAAAATAAAATCATCAGGAAGTGATTGAAGTCTCTTGAGTTCTGGAATTGTAAAACTTCTATCCTCATTCCAATGAATCAATCCACCACTCGCGGTAAGTGTTGGTGCTGCTTTGAAAAATGATGCCCTCTTGGTATTAAAACAATGACCCTTCTCATGATAGTTCATCCCAGATAAAATCTTTTTAGGATTCTTTGGCATCTTCTTAACCACACTTTGATAGACACTACTGTTCAACATGTGTTCAGTCAGTCTATCTACATCCCTAGGGTCATTCTCCACACCGTCGATAATGTCAGAGATGACAGTTTCTTTGGGTGAAGTGGGAGGGAACAATGTAGATACAGTAAGAACATTTAGACCAATCTTATCTGCAATATCATTACGAACTGCAATAAAGATTAGTCGTTCTCTACCTTGACCAACACCATGAAAAGATGCTCTCATTACTTTTGATGTAACAAGATAACCAATCTCCTCAAATGCATTAGTAATCTTAGCATAATAAGTCTTTGCCTCACCAATTGTCAACCCCTTGACATTCTCAGCAACAATAACCTTAGGTTGGATTGATTTAGCAACACGAATATACTCAAAGAACAAGTCTTCAATGTTCTCTACCTTCTTACCGTCAGAGTAGTTCTTGGTCTTACCCCAACCATCAGAGTGTTTAGCACCTTCACCACGACACATAGACCCTGCTACAGAGAATGCTGAACAAGGTGGTGAACCATCCAGTATATCAAGTTCTCTAGGTTTCAAACCAGTAATCTTGAGAAAATCACCACCAACCAACTGTTTGATATCATCAGGAACAATGTGAGTGGATGGATAGTTTGCAGCATAAGTCTTTCTTGCTTCCTCTACAAACTCATTAATACACAAGATCTTACCACCAGCAAGACGATAGCCAGTGGAAGATCCACCACCACCAGCAAAGGTAGAGATGACAGTGAACTTAGCTTGTGCCTCACCATCATACACATCTTGTAATTTATATGGTAATTTCATAATGGTAAAACTCCTTCTCCAGTTGATGCGTAGTCAGAAGCCAAATCCATGACCCTTTTCCTACCACGATTATTTAGCATTTTATTATCCAACAGTGTTTCAAATAAGTGATCAATGTTAGAACCCAATTGAAGATTGATATGATCTTTCACATTAGTAACTCTATCAAATTCTTCTTTGAAAGCATCTCTGACAATCTGTTTTTGTTTTGGTTGATTGAGTTGAAACCAATCATATTGAAAGAAGTACTCTCTCACAACATCATGATAGATGTACGGGTGAACTAATTTAATATCTTTATCATTTGCCAGTTGTTCAATCTGACGAAACCCGGTCACATTATGTGGCATAAAGTAATTACGTCGAAATTGATCGAACAATTCTTTCGGTTCTTTAAAATGTAATATTGCTTTCTTACTGACTCCATAATAACCATCAGCACCAATACCACTTAAGAGATATGACTCCTTGATATGAGGAAAGACATATAGGAAAGGAAATGTACACTCAAAGTGTGTCTTCTTCCTACAGTCATAGTCTTTGACCAGACGTTTAAAGTCATCTACAAGATTATTTTTAGGAACAACAATAGTCTTACAGTCCCAACCAAACTCTCTACTAACTTCTTCAGCCTTATAAGCATCATAAGACTTATCACCTTCCAGATGAAAGGTATATGCGGTAATTTTTTTACCGAGACGATGGGCAGCAAAACCCAAACTCAAACTATCTACACCTCCAGACAACAAAATCCCCACTTCATTGGTAGGGACTTCATGACTGATAATATCTGTTAGGAGAGTATCTATCATTTAATGGCTATGACTCCAACGAACTGGTGATTTCTCCAGAAGATCTGACAGTCTTTGAACCCGGCAGTCATCACCATATCCCTCAACTCGGACCAGGTATTAGGTTTCAACATATCACGAAGCTGTTTCTCCTTATCCATTATTTGTTCGGCAGAGAAGGTCTTTCTCTTATAATCATAATGGTTGAAGGTAAGAAGTTCTTGGAAGAATGCATTCTCACACATCAACTTCTCTGCAAAAATAAATGCACCACCTTCATTTAGACCAGTATAGATCTTATTGATAGTCTCCTGTCTAGTAGTCTTAGGCATGAACTGTAGAGTGAATAGTGATGTCACAAGAGAACAGTTCTTGAACTCGTAGTTAGTAACATTACCGCGGACCCATTCTAACATTGCACCAGGGTATTCTTTACGAACTTCGATATGACGTTCTTCAAGTTCATCATAGAAACTACCAGCAAGTTCTACACCCACATACTGTGGATACTGACGATTAGGGTTGTTTGCAATGATCATCTTGGTAAGTTTACCAGTTGAACACCCAACATCAACGACTTTAGTATGATCTTCTACAAAGTACCGAGAGAACGATACAGTGTCTTCCAGAAGGTTTGAGTAACCTCTGATACTATCGTTGATATGATTATCAAATCCTTCGGGAGAATGTGCAAAAGAAAAGTCGTATGTCATATTACTTACCGTGTGTTTCGTATTCTAGTGCATCGTCAATTTTTTTGTCAAGTGTGACAATAATGTTGCGAATATCAACAATTCGTGGTGGAATACAGGTGGGGTCAAGAGTGTAACCCTTCTGTTCTACAAACAGAGCCTGACGAACTACTGCTGCTTGTTGTAAGTTTAGTTCAAGATTAATCATACATCTCCTTCTTTACGGTTTTCAAAATTTAGTCTATCAAGTTCAGTAATAAGTTCTTCTTCTGTTTGTGCCTCAAAAACATAATTATTAAGACCCAATTCGGGAAGATTGATAGTTAGAGTAATCACAAGTCTCCCTCCGCACGATTTTCGGAATACTGAACATCAAATGTTCCTTCTGGATACCGAGCACTGAGTTTCTCTACATTCATTGAAAGAATTTCATTGAAGTCAGTGTCAAGTGCCATACATGCTTGTGCCATGTACCACATAATGTCACCCATCTCACGTTTCATGTGGAAAACATTTTCTTCGGTATATGGTTTGCCTTGAAGGAACATCTTTTTTACAACTTCAGCAAACTCACCGGACTCAGCAGTCAAACCAAATGCAGCTGTCATCAATTGAGGAACATTGCAATCATCTTTGACTTCCAATTCCGATAGACGAGCAGCAAGGACAGGCCAATCAAGACTTGGTTGACTTGTTGTTTGACGAACGAAGTCAACATATTTTGCGGGATCGATAGTCATAGTTTTAGTAATTTCTTGTTGTCGTAGTTTCATCAGAACTTAAATCCATCAAAAGATTTCTTAGATTTCTCCTCATAAGTATACTCCTCATCCTTCTTATTGTCAAGAAGGTCATCCTGTGCTGTCTGTTCACAATCGTATAGTCTCATCTTAGCACGATCAATACCAATCACAAATCTCTTGTAGACGTTACCGTCATTGTATCTGTTCTTCAATTGTTTTACAAGTATCTGTCCCAAGGATTCGAGCTCTTCAGTACTAATAAGGGCAAACATAAGATCAGCAGTAGCAGGGAGACCAAAGGACTCAGAAGTATCAGTAAGCTCGACATCAGAGCTACCATAACCAGAACGAGTGGTCTGCGTGGCAGATACGATAGGGACGTTTGCTTCGCAAGCCAATCCTCTAAGTTCTTCAGCAATACTTTTAATAACTGTATATGAATTAACATTGCTGCCTCCCCTATACCT